CAAGTTGCGTTTTACACAACTTAAATACTAAAAAATTTAACTTCTCGTAAGGAAGTTTTCAATTTGTGTACCAAATATATTAGCATATAAAACAAGAACTCTTAAACTAGGGCTATGTATACCAGATTCATACTTTGAAATGGATGTTTTATCTAAACCTAATAGATTTGCCAATTGATTCTGTGTTAATCCTTTTTCCTTTCTGATTTCACGAAGAAAAACATTATTAATTATCATAACTGATGCACACCTCTTTCATAAATTGAGTATACAACAACATTGAGTTATAAACAATATTTTTTTGTTTTATCTTTTAATTTTATATTTTTTATTGATTTCCCCTCAACCTTACATATAAAATATAGATAAGTTGGGCAGATACCCATTACTAAATTAAAAGAAAAGAGGAACATGAATATGTTCGGACAACGCTTAAAAGATTTGCGTCGCGAAAAAAAGCTAACGCAACAAGATATAGCCGATGTCTTAGGAATTGAAAAATCTAACATTTCTAGATTCGAATCAGGAAAACAATCTCTTTCAAGCGAAAATATAATCAAAACCGCTAAGTATTTTGATGTGTCTGTAGACTACATCTTAGGCATTTCCGACTATAAAACTATAAATAAAAAGAAAGAAGAACAAATACCGAAAGATGTAGTAGAACTCATAAAAAAGATTAATACATTATCTCCCGAAAAACGCCAATTAATTGAAAGCTTAATCGATAATTTCTAAAGACAAAAAAATAAACCCCGCGGGCTTTTTCAAAAGTTGTACGAGTCGGCAAACTTACCCAACTTTTGAAAACCAAAGAACGAGGTTTTGGAAACATGTTTAAGTTATATTACTTTTTCATGGTAACATACACTTAAAAAAATGTTAACAAAATCCTTTATTTTGTTATGCCCAATTCTAGGTCGGGGTGGTAAATGGAGGATTTTTTATTATGGCTAAAATGAAAAAATGGAAACTAGAAAAAGAATATGTGGAGGTACCAAACGTAACAGCAGTTGCAGTTGAAACACGAAATAACAATGGCAATAAAGAAAAATGCATTTCATTACAAGCATTAGGGTTCATCGTTAACCTTTGGTCATACAACACAGAAGAGTGGGAATTACATAAAACAGAATTATACAAGCGTTACGGCAAAAATAAGGAAACATCTGTAAAAAATGCTTGGAAAGAGTTAATAGATGCTAACTATATCATTGAATATAAGTTCCGTGTAGGCAAGAAATGGGATTACGAATACTACTATCGTATTAAGCCTTTTACAGATAAAGAACGTGGAGAAATTCTTGCTTATGCGAAAAAAGAACATGGTCAAATTTGGGGACTTGATTTTCAAGACCTCAAAATGAAGACCTCAAAATCAAGAGATAATAAAAAAGAATTAAAGAAAGATATTATTAACAAAAAAGAAGAAGAAGAAATTATAACTCCTTCTGTCACTGAATCCACGATTCTTGATTTAATAAATCAAAAGATTAAAGACCGAGAGATTACAAATAAAAGACTATTAAAGCCATTCATGATGTTTCTAGTAAATGCAAAGCCATGGGAACAACTGATTTAATTGCAGCTGAAAACTACGTAATCAAAGTTGTGGAAGAAAAAATGTCTAAATTAGGTCAAAAGCAACGAACTCAATCTATACCCCAAAAACGGAAAGAAATAACACCTGATTGGTTGAAAGAACAACAACAAGAAGAATTATCACAATCCATTGGACAAACTGTGAGTCGTGGACCACAACAAACTTATGAAAACGAACAACAACGCATAGAAGATGAACGGAGACGTTTGAAAGATATGTTAGCACAATATAAGAAAGAATAAAAAAATCAACGTGATAGACGCTTATTTAAGTATAGATATCAAACATAAAAAGGGGACATTTACTATGACTAAAATTTATAAATTCACAGATAAATTTATCCAAGAGTTCCATGAATTTGTAAACACGGATACATTTTCAGAGTTATTAGGAATCGTGTGGAGATATGGGCATTTCCATGTTCATGATAATAAATTTGAATTATCACATAAAAACAGAGAGATTATAGAACGATTTGCCATCCTTGCAAAAGGAGCTACTCCCGTAAAATCTAGATATCGTTCAGATAAAGGGTTCCATGAATGGCATTGCAATATTCACGGCAATCACCCACTTCTAAAAAAAATAAGAAATATGGGATGGAAGCCTATTACACACCAAGAAAGAACCTATCCAAAAGGGGATTTCACCCATTCTATTTTTATAAAAACATATATTCTCATGCGCCATGATGTAGGAATTATACGAGAAAAGACACTAAAAGGAATACTAACGCGCCCTCGACTACGAATTCATGGATCTGTGGATGTCTTACAACATATCACCCAGCATTTACATACAGAACTTGGAGTAGGATTGAAAAAATTACAAACAGATTGGAAAGTTGATCGAGCAAAAACAATTTATTATCAATCCAAGAAAGATATTCCTCTTATTTTAGAATACGTAGGCGCATGGGAAGCATTAGAAAAATTCAATTCGTTTGAATTAGGATATGAGAAGAATCCAGACAACATGATTTCTGTTTGAATCAAAAAGAGGGCTTATGCCCTCCATTACCCATTCATCTCCATTTCTTTAATAATTTCTACTAAAGTTTGAATAGCTTCTAATTCACCATTATTTGCTTTTTCTATAATACCGATTAATTTGTCTTCTCTTGTTATTTCGCATCCCCATAAATCTCTTTTTTCCACCATAACGTCTAGTCCTCCCTATTTTTTATTTAATAGTGTCGATTTTTAGATGTTCGTCCAAAAACCAACACTTCCTAAGAAGCACGAAAGGACGCTGCGATTTTACGCAACGTCCTTCCAAATATAAAAAAATTACTTACTTTTGAATATTAACTTACTATTCTAATATCCCCCGGGCTCATGGCTCATATACTGTACATATTCAATATCTTTTGTTTTGCTAGCAGCATTTTCTTTTCTGTCGTCCCTGTGTTTAACATTATTGTAAACATGCTAGCGACACTTAATACTATTATACTAAATTTTCTCATTATTCCTCAACCTTTCCCTGCTTCTTTTTTAGTAATTCAATTGTACGTCGCACTGCTTTCGCATAATGATAGTTCGCTACCCGTTCAAAACGTATCAATGCTCGTTCTAGACCTTCTAAATCTTCATTGATTCTAGCTATATAATAATCTGTAAATGGAGAACTACCACGTTCTTCCACTAAATTATATATCATTTTTAATCCTTTTTTCTTGTCTTTATATAGTCCTATGTAGTATCCTAGTTCTGAAGTATCTATGTAGTCGAAATTAATCTTTTCCAGATTAAATCCGAACTCGATATACAGGAAGTTCAATGTGGTATTAAATGCTATGTACTTCCTGCTATCCCGAGATACACCATGTTGATCTAAATAATTGATACTATCTGCAATCCATTTTTCAGCAAGGATCTGATCCTGAATCATATAAGACTCGCCCATGCAGCACATGGCTGTAGCTTTAATCACAGTTATTTCTACTTGACTTTCTAATATCTCATTACATAATGTTCTACATTCCTCAAGTTTATCGTCAAACAAACTAATATATGCCAATCTTTCTTTAAAATGTAAGGTCAATAAATCTTTAATAAAACCACTTACTAGTTCAGACAGATTTTTCTTTACTTTATCTGTATACGGGTGCATAGCTCTTATATTAAATATGTCATACATAGAAAAATTATACAACATATTGACTAGAACTCCACATTCAGCCTCCATTGAGAATGATTTTTTATCTAACTCATCTATTAATGGTTGCCCCTTTTTTTCGTTTTTGTTTCTCATGTTAAAAAATTTATAAACACATAAGTATTTTCTTAATTTCCCATTATCCTTATGTTTTTCTATAAGAGTATCTATATTTTCAAATTCACCAATTCCTTGATAAAAAACCAAGGACTTCCGAACGTTTAAAGGATTATCCAATAAAGAAATAAATTCATTAAGGACTGTTTTTCTCTCCTCCATATTTTCATAAAGAACAGCTGTGATGAGTAAAAAATTATCAAACTTCATTTCTGCCGTGTTTCCTGAAACTGCATCAGTAATGACTACCCGATCTACACCTGTTTGTCTTTCGATTTCAGGGAATGTAAGTTCTAATTTATCTGCTTGCTTTTGAATCTTTTGCATTAATTCTCTCATCAAATTGCGCTTGAATTCTTTTTTTAACTGTTTCTCAGATTTTTTCTGCGTCTTTTCTTTTGTCGCGCCCACATTACTCCTCCTTATCAGAATTTATAAACATAACTTAAATCCAAACTTTTTCCATAGGAATTCTGTACTACAAGTACGTATGTATGTTTAACTGTGAAGGAACTCGTATGTAGCGAAGTGTTTTCCTAGTGTAGTTAGGTGAACGGTGTGAGAGGTTTGGTCACTCTATCTCTTACACACGCTCTGCGAGTTTATTTTGTATGTATTTTCCTTTTTAATTATACAGATAATTCAGACACGCATTGACGAACAAATTGAAAAGTAATTGTGAATTATCTGTGATATTGATTTCACAATTATTCTTTATTCCTTGATACGACTGAGTTTATCGTATAAATTCATACCCTTATTATATCATCCTCATATACTATAAATCCCTATTTTTCAACAAACTTCTTTTTGAGAAATAATTGTATATGATTCTCAAACAATTTAAATCTTTGCGATTCCAATAACTCAAATATCTATTATTCCAATAGTGAATATTATCCAGATTATTTGCGCATTATTGATATATCTTTGTAAAACTTTATCAATATTTGTCGATGTAGATGTGTGGTAAGATATTTGTACATGAAACCCTTTCTTGTTATTACTTAATGAGATAGTTTACCAACAAAGAAGAGACGCTTTCGTTATGATTGCGTCTTTTCTTTTTAAATAAAAATATGTTAAAATTCTTATACTTACTTATCACAGCGACTAGTGTGGAAAGCTAGTCGTACCAATGGACCTTTAGCTCAGCTGGTCAGAGCAGACGGCTCATAACCGTCCGGCCATAGGTTCAAGTCCTATAAGGTCCATAAATTTCTTTATATTAATGTACTCAAAATATATGGTATAATAAATTAATAGACATACAATCTATGTGCTATTAAAAGTAAAATAGTTGCAACAAAACAAAAACGCCTTCAACATAAAGGCGCTTTCTTTTATATCAAATACATAGTATTACCATGCATTTAGTTGGTTATAATTATGAAAATTTCTGTCTATTCTTTTGATAGAAATGATGATATAATCTAATTACTCTTTATTTTGATAATATTACGGTTTATTCTGTAAAAAAGACAGCCCCCATTCAACATCTGGAAATGAGGGTTGCCTTTTTTCAAACATATTTGTTATAATAAAAACAGAGTATAGTTAACTATTTTTATGCATAAAATAAAAGAAGAGATGCTATCAACATCTCTTCTAAGTAACTGTAACCGTAAGGTGAATGGTTACTAAAACATTTTATTTTCTTTTAGAACCACCACTACGTTTGCCGCGTCGGGTGGTTCTTTTACGTTTCTTGCTAAAATTGTTGACTAACTTGTTTACACAAGCTGTAACTAGAGCAGTTGAAAATACTTTCAAAAAGCTCATTAGCAACATTAGTAAAAATTCCATCATAGGAGTCACCTCCTTTCCCTCTAGATAAAAAGAGAAAGGACAGCAACCAACCACCCTACGCTATACAGTTGTCCTTATTCTACCACACTTTCATGTATGTACCAATAAAAATTATAATCCTAATGTTTTGATAATTTTAATAACAGTTGGATCGTCCACACGATAAAAGACTTCTAATCCCTTCCAATCATAACTTACTAATTTCAATGATTTTAATTTATTTAAATGCTGAGACACCGTAGACTGTGGAAGTCTTACTGCTCTCCACAATTCAGATACATTTAGTGGGCCTTTACGTATTAATGTATGCATAATCTCCAAGCGTATAGGATGCCCTAATACCCTTAATATATCTGCACTTCGTTCATAATCATATGAATCCATATTAAAACTTTTAGACATAATTTATCTCTCCATCTCCTATCATTTAAAAAAATACCACCACAATCATGTGATGGTGTGGAAAGATACGTTTTTTACTCACCACATACAATAGGATGGAATTACTATAGGGACTTTAAATATAGCATACATTCTCTAAAAAGAACATACCCTTTGTTCCCTAGTTACTTTACACTGTTTCTTATGTATGCGGAAAAATAACTCATCTACTTCTCCTTGTGTAATATCCCTAGAAATTAGTAATTTTCGTCCAAACGTTTTTTCCCAAGACCTTTTTAATACAGTAAGCTGACGAGCAGAAACTAAACTACTACGTTTCTTATTTGCTACTTGTTTTTTCATTGCTGCCAGTTCCAACAATCTTTTCTTTAAATATAAAAAGTCCGTTGGTAATTCTTCTTGTAACCCTAAATCTCGTAATAAACTATAAAAATAATTCTTGTGCTTCAATGTAGCACTACGTTTTCTCAAGGATACTTCTTTTTCTCTTAATAACTGTTTCAATACAAAACAATCTAGTTCAAGCCCCATACGCTCCCATTTCATAAATAAAGTAGAACCTTGTAAATAACCTTTAAATACCTGCACAAACTCCTCTGTAACAAAAGATACATTTTCCTCAATCACACAATACTGGATATCCTCCAAGAAAAATCTCAATCCCCTAAAAAGATCAGAACAAAAACTATACTGATATCCATGTGATAAATCCTTTATACACTCCTATATAAAATTTCACATACCTTAATATAAATAAAAATCACAACCCAGGAACAAAGTATCTATAACGATGCCCTCTACGCTCCAATACCGCACGTTCAATCTCCTGTAAAGTAGGCAATCTCTCAATCAGATCCAAAGGAATAAGTTGAAAAATAAAACAATCAATACAATCCACATACAAGTAGCAGCCTCTAAATCCAACTGAACAACCTGACAGACCTCACCCGAAAGAACAACCCAAGCCCCTACGCTAACAGTAACATTCATAACAAACACCCTTCCCTACTTTTTGTGCACGTAGTCCAATTAACATAAAAGCTTTAACCTGACACACCCAGGGACAACCATGTTACACTTTTTCCCCCAGTTTCCGTAACATTCGATATAGATGATTTCTAGATACGTTCAATGTCTTTGCCAATCTTGTCTTTTTTATTTTAGGATCCCTTTTCAGTAATTCTTTCAACTTTTCTAGTTGCTTATCGGTTTTCTCTGTCGACTGCTCTAAATACTCTTCCCTAGTAATCGACTTACGTTGTGCTCTTTTCTTAGCAGTTTCATCTTCATATTTTTTCGTAGCAGCTATGTATTCTTCCCTTGACTTAATACCTTTACCACGTCTCTTTTCCTTCTGATAATTCGTATTCCTACGTTGCTTTTCCCCCTTGCTTATCAACGTCGTCAAATGTTCAACCTCATCCTGTGTAAGCTTCAAATTTAGCTTGTCCATTACCGTTGTATTCTTCATTGGTTTAATTAGATTCCTTGGTAGCCCTTTCATCTCGAAATCATTTTTCGCATATGCATCGAAGAATGTGATCGCATCTTTGTATGCGTCTTTCGCAGTACGTTTTACTTCTCTTGTTTTCTGTGGGTCTGTGAATCTATCATTCAACTGTAGTGTCATTTCCACAGTGGCACCTTGATGTTTGACAATTAAAGCCGTTGTGAACGCGTATATGTATGTCATATCGTGCCTATGATCTATCTCACCTTTACGCATCTCCACAATCTTTTCTAAATCCACTTTACGGGCCGTATTTAAACTGTAGAGAGTCATAACACCTTTCGGTGCTGGTAACGTCTCTATGATACCCTTACGCTTCGTAGGACGCTTTTTCTCCATCGGTGGTACGTATTCATAGAGTTCCGTCAGTTGGTACTCTCGTTTCGTCCAAATATCCACTTCGATTTGCTTGCCAGTCTTACTGTGGACGGAATGTGGTAAACGGAATACGCGAGATAAATCCGAACACGCTCCATCTGCGCCTACATGCATTAAAGATTTAATTAGGTTATTCGTTATGTATTGAGCCATGTATCCCATAACAGGTGCAGCACCGCCAGAAATGCTGTAAATTAATTGCATGCCACGACCGTGTAATGTTACATTCGGGCACGGTATCGTACCTTTCGCAATTAATCTATTTAACTCTTCCATCACGTGTTCTCTCGTCAGCCCAAGTTTATAAAAGTCTAAATCTACTCCTATATTGCGTATTTGCCTCAAATCAGACGTTTTACGACTCCCATGACGGAAAGCATTCAGAGAGACGTAAACGTCCTTCAGGGACAATCTGGAGCTTCTAAGGAAGTGTTCTAGGTCATTCAATCCATACCAAATTTGTCTATGCTCTTCGTTGCTTAAATCTAATGTCACTACATAACCCGTTTTTTTCAGTTCTGAGAGATAACATTCATGCCATTCTTCTATATACGTTTCTATTCGCGATAGTTGTATCGCTTCCGACATACAAAAAGCCTCCTTTTGAGAATAAAAGGAAGCTACACAAGACATTTTATACTTTACCTGTCGGTTTAAATTTGTTATGATAAAGACACAATTTAATTAACAACAGGGTCTGAACACCTTGTGTAACTTTTTCAGAGAGTCTTAATCCTAAAGTTTGGCGACAGAGGGATTAAGGCTCTTTCTCATTTATTCAGATAATTTTATACAATTATTGTAACGTAACATCCATACTTTTGTAAATAACGAGAAGTCGAACGATCGTATGTTCCTCTTCTTTTTTGCATTGAAAAAGAAATCATAACATCCATAACGAATTTATTAATCAAATCATTATTGATATTATTTTTGCTAGCAATTATAATATTACTAATACAATTACTAACAATATTAAAAATGAAATTGGGGGTGTTAATTCTATGACAGATATTATTGCTATATCTACAAATAAAGGTGGTGTTCTAAAAACCACTTCTGTTACAAATTTAGCAGGTGTCTACGCTCGTGAAGGTAAAAAAGTTTTAATCATTGATACAGACAATCAAGGTAATTCTATTATGAGTTTTGGAAAAAATCCTGATAAATGTAAAATAACTATATTCGATATCTTAGTGCATGGGGACATGGCTGAAAAAGGAATCGTTAGTGTGTATAAAAATATTGATATTATTCCTGCAAATCATGACATGTCCACTTTTGATTTTAAGATTCTTCCGAACTTAGCAGTGTATCCAAATATGTTTGGATTGCTCAAAGTAGCAATGAGAAATATTGTCGATTTATATGATGTAATTTTAATAGATACTCCCCCGACTCTTGGACTCGTACAAGGTAATGTTCTTACTTTCGCTAACAAAGTTTTAATTCCGTTTCAACCAGAAGGTTACTCCGTTAAATCATTAGAAAAAATCTTAGAAACCATCCATGAGTTCAAAATACAAAAAAATTTAGATTTAGAAATAGTTGGCGTATTCGCTACATTGGTTAATAGTAGAACCAATATTCACAAAGATTTTATTAATAAAGCTAGAAAATATTGTAAAAAGCACAAAATAAAATTTTTTGATACATCAATACCGCAATCCGTACGTTTTGCTAATGCAGTAGCATACGAAGGCAAGCCCGCTGTTATTTACGAACCGTATCATGACGTATCGAGATCATATTTTAAATTGGTAAAGGAGATGGGATAAATGGCTAAGAAAAAAGCTAGCATTCTTGATTTCGATAATACTAGTGATGTGGAAGTCATTAATAGTAAAGAAATTACTCCAAATATTATTAGTAATGGCCATAATGATATTCTAAAAGACAATAAAAATACAACTAATATTACTAGTGCTGATACAAGTAGTAATGTTATTAATAGCGCTAGCATATTGGATTCCGTATTATCTAAAACCATTAAAGAACCAAAAAAAAACTATACGGGATTCTACCTAGAAGAGCCTATCATAAAAACAATTAATAAAATTGTAAAAGAAAACAAGGATACTAATAAATCTAAGTTAGTCAATGACTTGTTAAAAGAAGCTTTTAAACAAGCTGGATTACTATAAGAACCTGATGGGATATGTAAAATTTCATCATTCTTAAACACCATATTAATAGTTTACTAATTCGAAAGGAGACCCTATGCCAAAACTCACTGAATATGAGCTAGCCTATATTTGTTATTATTCGGAACGAGTAGAATTAACTGCGCTTGCTGCTGGATTTGAGCCTAAATTAAAATTAAAAGAAATTATGCCTTTGTTAGACGACTTACGGACGAAGGGAATCTTTGATTTTTATAAAAATACTTATCAAGAACTATTAGAAGAATGAGGAGATGGGGTTCATGGTAATGAAATGGGAGTGGGAACGCTATGCTGCAGATAAACAGTGCATCGAGCGCGCATTAACCATGTGGAAAGAATGGATTAGCAAGAAAAAGACGTATAATGATGATGTTGCTGCGCAAGGTACAATGTACGTTGTCAATCATATGAAATTGCGAGATCATCAAGTTGCTGTTATTTTTGACTTTTTCGATGAATACCTAAATTTATTAGATTGTGGAGAAGAACAAGCTGAAGATTTTTATAAAAAAATTATGCGTATGTAGTTCTCATGAACTGGCGCATTAGTAAAGGTGGCTAACTAAATGACAACCGTTTCAGAAAAAGTACTAGATGTATTGGTGATTGGAATTTATGAAGAATACGCAAGAATTTATTCTATGATTACGGAATATGAAGATACTGCTGAATTGGGACCGATAACAAAAGAGATGATTATACAAGCCCATGCAAATTTACAAGAAGCTATCTTGTTTCATCAATGCCATATAACCGGCGTAAAAGCTCTCCTGATGGAAGAATCATTTGTAAGTTTAAACCTTCGAGTAAGCGAGATATTAGGAATGTCTTCTCCCGAACCAAACACTATATTTGGTGAAAAAGTTCCTCTACCTAAAGGAGTAACTGTTTATAAGAAACTAATAGAAAATGAGTTTCGATATATATTTGACCATGTTTCTTTGGGACAACTCGGTGAACTTATTTGTAAAAAAGGAATAGATGGAACATATTCTTTAGAAGCACGAACATGCAATGAGGATACTAAGACTAGTGAGAAAAACAAAATATTTCAGCATATTAGAGAAACGTTAACAAAAGAACTGCAACTAGTGGAAGGGCCTACAGCGTAAAGAAATGAAATACTAAAAAAGTGGTATGCCTAATTTACTCGCTGCATAAGCTACTAGTAACACCGAGAAATCACCATAAAAAAATCCACCTTTAACTGGGAAGGTGGATTTTTTTATCATACTTGAAACAACCTTTACATACATTAAAGTACTCCTGATGGTAATGTCATACCATAATTCCGTTGTCCATAGAAAAGCATTCCAGACCACCACCCTGGAGTGTTTTTCTTATGTTCCAGTCATACTGTATGTAAGCAACTCATATACTACCAATGCCGATACTGCAATACAAAAAAGAAACATCTTATTTTCACTTCAAGATGTTTCTTTTTTTCTGCATATTCACATGGGAACCTACATATATTCAATTTGTATAGAAAAATACCAATGTCACTTCACCAGAGGAAGAACGGTGCCCCATTCTTTCTTACATAAATGTCGTTTCATATAAAAACAAAAATCTGTAATCTCAACCTTAGATGCACATAAAATACAACTGGTACAATACTGTTTGAAATACATTGATTACTTTCTGTTAAGTAAATTACATACGTAAAAATCGTAAGGAGTTGATTTTATGTTAAACATTCTTTTCTTTTTAAACTGCATTTCTTTTCTATTATTATTGGGGGTATTTGTATTTCTATTAAAACAATGGAAAGAAATTAAAGTTTTAAAAACATTATTAGATAATAAGCAAGCTACTGAAAATACTGTAATAGGAAATTCCATTCCCGTTAAACTTGATCTTAATACTCTCAATAACTTAATCGCTACAGGCATAACTAATAACTCTCAATCTTCTCCTAAAAAACAAGACTCTTCCCAAACATAAAGACAACTTTCTTCCAACTACTTCACATACACAAAGGCTTCGCTTGATGTCATATAGTATGTGCGCCCTTTCGAATTGTGCACTTTCAATTGCGTGAAGCCATCCACGCTTACTTTTTCATCGATTGTAAATCCTTCCCCTGCATTCACTGTACCCGCTACATCTTCATCCTGCCATGAAGAAGAATCATAGAATCGAAGGTTATTAACTTTAGAGACTACACGTTTCCCTACAACTGGATTTACTGATTCTTGCTTTTCAAACCTGATGTACGCTGGATTATATTTCACCCATTGGTCACCGCCAAGATTTAACCATCCGTCTTTCTCTCCCCACACTTGATACGCTTCTGGTTTGTTTAACTGACGAATCACACCATAATGTGTTCCCGGTCCTTTACGTAGGTTTACATTGTTTCCAAGAATGTATGCAATTCCTTGTGTGTGAACGACGGAACTACTTTTACCTGCTTTTTCCACCATTTCACCTTTGTTATACGCCCGCTGCACATCACTTCTAAACTGAGATTCTGATACACCATGGCTACGTAAATAATCAATCGGGTCTTCATGATCTGTACCGCCGAGATACTTTCTCACGTCGTTATGTGTCCATAAGCCTTTTTCTACAGATAAATTATTCTTCTTTAGAATACTAGCAATTAATCCCACATATTTTTCATAACTCCCTTTAAACTTAGCGTAATCGGCTGTTTCACATAACTCTACATGTACAAATCGTTTATTTGCTGCCGGTCCTGCACCATACGCAATGTACTTCGTATCGGCAATTTGGATCGTTTCATTCCAATCGACTGCATAGTGAACAAATGCATTTCTCCAGGTACGTGTCTCATAACGTTGAATATTAATGGCCGGTGCTTCCGGTGTTGCGGTGCTGTGGGCAACCACTCCTTCATATGCCCCAACACCGCCCCTGTATGGTGTTTTCGGCACACTAGGTATCAGAAGTATTCTATCAGCAAAAACACTTGTAGAAAGTGAAAATAGCATACATAATGTTGCAATTATCCCTAGTAATCGTTTCATGTTTGTTTCTCCTCCCATAGAAAAACGCACCACGATTGGCGATGCGTTCTCTTTGTTTTTTATTTATCTGTTTGTGCCGTTCCTTCATGGTCACTCCATACGCCTAAGGCGACACCCAATGTGAAAATATAAGGTAGTACTTCATCAATAAAACTCTTCGTCTCCAGTAACCCAGCCTTCGCACAAATGAACCCCAAAAGGGACGCGAGTGCCACCCATGTTCTCCAGTTACGTAATCTCTTTTGGATGTTTTCTTTTGTCATGTCTAATCCGTCTCCTTTTCGATTGTATCAAGTCGCTTATGCGCTTGCTTGGTGCTTTCTTCTACTCTTGTCACACGTTCCCCCAGTGCAACCATTTGTTTTTCACTTGCTTTTAAATCAATCCGAATATCATCCACACCTTTCCGGATATATCCCAGTTCTGCTTTGACCTCGGCACTTTGTTGTCCATCTGCTTTGATGGATTTTGACCTGTTGAGCGCATAGCCGAAATAACTGATGGCGAGTGATAGGAGTGCAATCAGTACGCCTAGTTCGATTGTCATCCATTTTCCCTCCTCATCTATAGCAAAAAAGAGAGACAGTATTTGTCTCCCTTTTGTTTAGCAAAACCTAATTGTATACAATTGAAAAAATCCTGCTTATGCACGCTTGACTTGTAATATCTAAATTAAAAATTCATTGCAATATGAACAGTACTCCCGCTCGGAACACCATTCACGAAAATCCCCCCATCCGGTTTTATTGTCACTTCACAAGCTGCGGGTGTATATCCATATGCCAGTGCTGGAAAAGCAATGTGCTGTACGGGTCTACATCCAACTGATAGTGTAGCGAATACTGCCTCATTTTGAGGATTTCGAACTGAACCAATTACACTAATCTGTTCCCCACTTCTTTTGTACTTCAAAATTCTATCAGGAACATTCTCTACCCCAGTTGTAGGAAGTGTAATCCATCCCGTATCAGTTGCTTGTTTCACTGTTCCATCCGTTCGAAATTCTACCTTTTTGGACCAATCCCAAGTATCCCCTTGTTCTTTTGTAGACGGGGCGAAAATCACTTCTCCCTGCGCCCCTTTGTGAATGACTGTCTTATAAGAACGACTACCTAATACAATGGCATGATCGCTCTTATATTCCAGCAATCCTGTTATGGTATCGCCCGCTTTCTTCACAATCTCCATCGTATCTATTTGTTTGCTAACGCTATCTACACGCGTCTGAATCCGTTCTGTTACCCCTTTGCATTTCGTATCTGTTTCCTCCACCTTCGTTTGAATATAAGGCGTAAGTGCTGCAATCTTCTGATTCGCTTCATCGATTTCTTTTCGATATCCTTTTACCCGTTCCATCGCCCCATCGAACTCTGAAATATAGTTTTCTATTTTAATCTTTCCTTCTTTTACATCCCGTCTTACTATAATCCGAATGTCTGGTGTACTCATTCGTTCTGTACTTTTTTCCATCACAAAATAAGCTGTCCAATCATCCGATGTGGAAACAGCTTGCGAGGACAATGTATAGGAAAATACGCCATTCTTTGCATCAACTATTTGGGCATCATCCCGAACGAACAGTCCGACTTGATTCATCGCTTCGTACTTCACTGCATACCCTGTTAAATCAATAATTTGCCCTTTTTCCCTTACATATACAGTCATCTTCAATCCGTTTTTATCATTTTGTCTGGAACGAATTATTTTTGTAAACACTGGATCTGCTACATCTATCGTCATTTCCTCATTTCGCATGACTACACCTCTCTCTACCTATTCCTTTTCGCGCGTCTAGGCGGTCTTCTTTGACGTTTTACTTTGTTCCTGTGCTTTATATTTCCTTTCGGCTTTATCGGCTCTAATTCTTCGATTCTAGCATCTGTTTGGGTTACATACTCCTGAAATGCTTTAACAGTCTGCGAAATCATCCCATATAAGCTAACACCATTTTCTTCTGCTTCTTTTGGAATAACTAAACCATAATGCGTAGGAATTGCATCTGTAGTAATTGTCGGTTCTCCTTCTTTGCGATTCATACGCATTTCATAGAGTTTTGGAATGTCCGTTTTCAGATTGTACTGTTTAATCTCCCAGTCCATTACCTTGTTCAGTATGCTACCTGCAATTGGTCTAATGTTTGTTTTAAACGTTACTTTCGAAGCTACTTTGAAATCTGAAGCAATGACACCCTGATAATACGTCCCCAGCGCTGTCTTAATTTGAAGATAGCCATTGTCCCAGTTAGAATTTCGTATCATGGCAGCCGGAAGCATAATGTCTGTATCTCCTCCGGATGAAGTCCCAATACTTGCAATCCAATTGTCATTCCGATAAAAGCGGAACTGATCTTTGACTTTAAACCTCATTTCACTTTGAGCATCTAAGACAATCATTTTGTCAGCGTCAAGCATTGCATTTCCTGTTTGTGAAAAGTATAAAGAAGCTGCATTCAAGTATCCATTGCCATCGAGCCCTTTTGTAATTCCGATTCCACCAGACTTAACATGTACATCGGAGAATTGATACAACATGATGGCGCCATTTGCACCTGTTTGATCTGAGTCACCACCTAGAATAAAAGTGGGCTGTATTTCATTTCTACTATTTTTATAATATCCAATAAAGGCTCGTACTTTCGAAGACTCATACAGACGAATGAATTGTTTAGAGATATTTACAAAGTTAGCTGAATTAGATGTCTTTAAAGTCGATCCTGTTATTTCCCCGCCTTGTACAAGATTACCGCTTAGTATCCCAGCTGTAATAAAATCAGCAACAATTCTGCCGTCACTTGTAATAGCAGTTCCATATGGCCCATTCACCCCTGTGGAAGAATACCCTAATCCATTCAAGTTCCATTGCCAAACCTTTTTCGCACTCTTTTCATCTTTTGTATCCATCATTAAAATCCGATCCGGATACATACGGACATGTCCTCCAAACCCTGAATTTATAAGGCTTGTAGCATTTGCTTTTGCTGCATCCAAAATAGAACTTGGCATATTTGATACTTCTTCTTGTACCAGGTCCACCTTACGGGAAACATCTGTAAAGGATTCTTTGAAGTTACCGATCGTTATGTCCAAATACTCTTTTTTTATGGGGTCATATTTATAAGCAATTACCTTCGCTTTGATATCAACCCCATTTTCTTCATGTATAACTGTAACGGTATCTGCCATATACACACTTTGTAAATGCTTATAATCCTTATATTCTTCTGTTTGGGATAGTTCTTGAAATTCCACTTTGTATGTAGCTTTTGGTTGATCTATTTTTTGGATTGTGAACATGTCCTTGGCAGCTTGACGCAAGCGCCTGTAGGCTTCTTCTAAAGGAACTGCATCCTCTTTGTTTGCGTGCTCTCCAACGGCAGCCTTTATATCTTTACATTCCACCACCCTAATTTTAGGGTGCGGGTATTTATTCATATTTGGACTATCTACATATTTTTCCGGAAGAAACAGACCATCAAATCCCTGCGGCATAATCCTAGTGACTGGACTTTTCCAATCTACATTCCCTTCATATCCTAGTAAATCTTTCTTATGACGAATCACTACCCCGCGATCCATCCCACGATTTTGCAGCATCTTTACATCAAAATTATCTCGTTTTAATTCCCCACCCCATCGATTCACGAACGAGTTATCTTGACTATAATCCAGTAATGCTTCTACTGGGTTTCGTCTGACCAGTCTCGAACTCGCTACCTTCGGTATATCACTGTAAAAGGTAAAAGGATGTTTGTATTGGCATCCAGATGATATGCGATTCATCGCTCCATTTCCAGGTGTGGTATCAATATACATATCTTCAATCAAGTTTTCTGTTAAGTCATAAAAAACATGGTAACAAACCGCTTTCACTTCTCCCATACTCACTTTAGGAGTTACCACACGAAATAATTGATCACCATCTGGTGTTGGTGCCTTAATGATACTCATCCCATCTATTTTCGTGCCATGAGGAGCAAATAAAGGATAACTAAAAGTAAAAACAAATAAACCGTTGAGTTTTTCCTCAACAGCTGCATGATACATATGTTTGTCCAAAACTCCTATGCCATTATGTGTAAAATCCGTCTCATTTGGCTTATATAATGTAATCATACATAACACCATCTCGGTTCGATGATAAGTTTCGTCACTGCGCCCGTCCAGGTAAGGGTATTTTCTCCAACTTTGAAAAGTGGAAACTCTCCTATCATGTTGGGATTCATGGGTGTCGTTCCTGCATACGCTTCTAATAATTCAGAATCCACGATGACAGCATGTTTCACTCCTTTTATTTGGAATGCAACATCATTCACCATCATCCTGACATCCCCATTCCCATGAATCTCTAATTTCGGAGAAGCTTCAACCGTTCCAAAATTTAAAATGCTCGCTGGCTTTGTCAATACCAGCGGGACGGTTGTGACATATTCAAATGGATCCAGTGTAAATTCCACTTCAAACTCTCCGTACTCTTCGATTTCATTTGCAATATCACCCATTTCAACAGATTTAATTTTTCTGTATACTTCATCATCAGTGAAATACAATGTTTTGCCATGTAGGAACCATGCCTTAATGCGGCGGATTAAAGGTTTTATATTTTCATCTTCTAGTAAATTAAACTTCATTTTTAAAGGGACGTCTTCAAACGCCCCTTTTTTTGTTAACGAACCATGCCGCCCTGGTACTTCTATGTGTTCCACTTTTTGTTTTGCAGTTGGAATAACAGGACGATCTACCATACATATTCGGTAATCACTCGCTAATTCCGTATCAATTCCAATATCCAGCAAATCAATTCCTCCCTATTCCCATATGTAAGTTACGTCCTTTTTGTGCAAACCAATCATCCGCTTTTTCGAACATCTTATTTAAATCACTTTCATTTCGAACAGTCGTGTGGAAATTAACTTCATTTGTGATTTGTTGTGGTTGATTATGAATAACGTTCATTCCACCCTTACCAGCAAGTGCGTTTCCAGCTAAACTAGGTAGACCTGAAAGTATTCCGCCACCGCTTAGAATACCGTTGACTTTTGACATTGCATCTCCTAGAATTCCACCACTCGCGAACGTTGTAGGTGCAAATGCCATCATCGGTTCCATTGGTGATGCGAAAACGGGAGCGGCGAAACTACGAGTTACTAACGACGGCCTTTCGGTATTGTCATCCACACTTATGCTGAATGAGCTAAATGGATTTAATTTCCCTAACATATCTCCAGCTGAATTCCATGCATCGCGAACTTTTCCGACTACTTTGTCTAACCATTTAGAAATCCCTTTGTATAAATCATAGAAGTAGTCGATCGCTATTTGAATCGGTCTGTATACAGAAGTAAGTGTGTCAGAAATAGAATCCCAGTTGTCTTCCACATAACCTTTGATTCTATTCGTGATGCTAGAGGTTTTGGAAGACATATTATCCCAGGCGTCTCCAACCCTGTCTTTTACCCGTCCCCAAACTTGCTCCGTAACCGAGCTGATCGTGTCCCAGTTATTTTGAACCTTACCTTTTATATCACTAGCTTTATCGCTCGTTTTAGAAGAAATTCGATCCCAAGCGTCACTGACTTTTGTTTTTATTTCTTCCCATTTTTGAGAAGTAGCGTCACTGACCGAATTCCAACCATCCGTTGCTTTTTGTTTCACGTCTGCTACTTTTTCACTTGTTTTACTAGAAATTTCGTTCCATTTATCGCCGATGTACGTAGATACTTTGTTCCACACTTCTGACGTTACGCTAGAAATCGTATCCCAGTTATTTTTAATAGTATCTCTAATAGGACCGATGAAAGATTCTACAGTATCTTTTATCCATTGCCACGCATCACGTAGTATGTTTTTTATACCTTCCCAAACTGAAGATGTGAATTCAGTTATTGCGTTCCAATTTTCGGTTACAATTCCAATTAAAATATCTTTATATTCATTGAATGTGGAAGAAATAGCATCCCATGCTTCTTTGATATAACCTTTGATCCATTCCCAAAATGCAAGGACAGGCTCTTTTATTAATTCCCATCCTAAAATGAATGCTGTTACTAATAATTGAAGTGGGAATGTCAGTATTCCGAAAAGGAGATCCCAAGCGGTTTGCGCGATTTCTTTTAATCCTTCCCAGAAAGAAGAAAACCCTTCTTTAACACCTTCCCAAGCATCAGAACAAACTTGAGTAAATTCGTCCCAAATACCAGAAAACCAGTCACTTATTCCTGTCCACAGTGATTTTGCTATCTCGCCAAACTGCGTCCAAAAATCAGACCAGCCAGTTTTGAATTCTTCCCACTTCCCACTGAAGTATTCAACTATTGAATCCCAGCTTTCAGATACAGTTTTACTTAAAGAATCCCAACCTTCTGACGCTCCTTCAGCAATTCCATCCCATAATTCAGACATCCAAGTCGCGAAGTCATTCCACTTTTCTTTTAACCAATCCGTTATGCCACCCCAATTATTGAATATGGCTATTAGGGGTAGTGAGACGGTTCGTGCTCTAGTCCGTCAGATTAGTTTCTCTGTTAGAAATTACTCATTTTTCTGAATTCTATTGATACCTAACTACGTTAGAAAGTATACTATCAACAAATACAACAAGTACAGAGGGAGAGTCTATGAAGAGAAATTGGAACGAAGAAGAACTTATGGAATTCTTTACTTTACTACCTAATGATGTTGATCAGGCAATGAAAAACAAAACCGATGTAAATCGTTTAGGCTTTGCAGTTCTTTTTAAGTATTTTCAATACAAGGCTGCATTCCCAAATCAGAAACAAGATATTCCTAGTGTAGTGTTAGCCTACATCGCAAAACAACTCCACCTTTCGCCTGACTTGTTCCATCAATATAGCTGGGGCGGAAAAGAAAAAACATATACAAGACATCGACAACAAATACGAAGTATTTTTGGATTTCGAACACTCACGAAGCAAGATAATGAGCGTTTGAAACAGTGGCTAAATGATCAAGTACATTTTACACATGATACAGACTATTTAGAAATGAAGTCGTACATTCAATTTCGTAACTGGAAAATAGAACCGCCTTCTGTAGGCAGTTTGACACGAATGATTGCCTCTGCAATTGATACTTATGAAAATAATCTATATCAAATAACATCCCAACAATTATCTCCTACTACATGTTCTCGATTAGACGCATTGCTTGAAGCATCTATCCATTCAGAGGATGATGCACATATAATGGAAGAAAGTGATGAAATTCTAACTCTCCGTCACTTATTAGCATCTCCAGGAAAACCAAGTGTAACAACGATGAATGAAGAAGTAAAAAAATTAGTAGCCATTCGTCATTTGCAAATTCCAGATCATGCATTTAAACAAATGGCACCAAAACTAGTACAAAAATATCGATTACGTGCTGCGACAGAAACGATTACAAAACTACATGCTCACCCTACTCGAATTCGTTATACATTACTTTCATTATTGTTTTGGTGTCGTAAGATGGAAATTATCGATCATTTAGCTGAGCTATTAGATGAGATTACTCATAAGTTTGGCAATAGAGCGGAAACTGCAACCAAAACAGAGATCATTAAAGAACTCCAAAAAGTTGATGGAAAAAATAAGCATATTATCAACTTACTTGAAGCTGTAGTTCATCAGCCCGAAGGGATTATCCAAGATACATTGTATCCCATTGTTACCCCTGATATTATTCGTAATATCATTAAAGAAATGAAGAAAAGTAAAAGAGAATATAAAGAAAGAATTTACACAAAAATGCATACTTCGTATCAAGGACATTACCGAAGAGCATTTTTTGCAATATTAGAAAACCTGGAATTTAGGTCTAATAATGTTACTCATCAACCCATCATTGAAGCTGTTGAACTTATTCGAGATTATGCAAATAGTGGTCAACGTTATTTTGCGATTGATGAAAACATCCCGGTTCAGGGTGTAATCCGGTCAAAATGGCAAGATATCATTATTGAAACAGACAGTAAAGGCATTCAGCGGGTGAATCGAATTAATTATGAAGTTGCTGTTTTACAGTCTTTACGAACTCGTCTTAGATGCAAAGAAATTTGGATTGTAGGGGCTGATCGCTATCGAAATCCCGAAGCGGATTTACCACAAGACTTTGATGACTGCAAAGAAGAATATTTTCAAGCATTGAATGTTCCCCTTGATGTAGAACAATTTATCTCAAACATTATGCAAATGATGAAGGATCGCTTAACCTTATTGAATCAAGGATTTGAAGACAAAAATAATGAAAAAGTCAAAATCATTACCAAATCGAATAAAGGATGGATTCAAGTTACACCATTAGAAAAACAATTAGAACCTCCACATTTACCTCAAATAAAAAAAGCTGTCCATAATTATTGGCCAGATACGAATTTACTAGATATATTAAAAGAAACAGATTTTCATACAAACTTTACGAAGCATTTTAAGAGCATAGCAGGTAGAGAGATTTTAGATCGTGAAACGATACAACGGCGTTTGCTGCTTAGTATATTTGGATTAGGGACAAATACAGGATTAAAAGCGGTTTCTGCTGGTAGCAATCAAGAAAGTTATCATGACCTTCGGTATATTCGTCAAAAATTTATACACAAAGATAATTTACGAAAAGCAAATGCAGAAATAACGAATAAAATTTTGCATCATCGAAGGAAAGAAGTCTGGGGAGAAGCTACCACTGCCTGTGCTTCCGATTCCAAACAATTGGGAGCATGGAATCAAAATCTACTTACAGAATGGCATCCTCGCTACAGAAAGAATGGAGTCATGATATATTGGCACGTAGATCGAAAATCTGCTTGTATTTATTCTCAATTAAAATCCTGTCTCTCTTCAGAAGTCGCATCAATGATGGAAGGGGTGCTGCGTCACTGTACGGATATGGAAATAGATCGAAACTACGTAGATACACATGGACAAAGTGTGGTTGCATTTGCGTTTTGTCATATACTTGATTTCAAACTGATGCCTCGTTTTAAAAATATTGGTTCTCAAAAATTGTATCGTCCTGACACTGGAATGAATGAGGAATATCCTCATTTACAACCTGTTTTAAGTAAACCGATTAATTGGGACCTTATTCGTCAACAGTATGAACAGATTATTAAATATACAACCGCTCTACGTTTAGGAACTGCATCAGCTGAATCTATTTTAAAAAGGTTTACTAGGGAAACTCAACATCCAACATATCGTGCTTTGTGCGAATTAGGAAAGGCGATTAAAACTATTTTTTTGTGTGAGTATTTACATTTCGAAGAAATTCGTAGAGAGATTCATGAAGGGTTGAATACAGTAGAAAGTTGGAATGCAGGAAATGGATTTATTTTTTACGGAAAAAATAATGAAATGCGTTCTAATTCTGTAGAAGATCAAGAAGTATCTGCTTTATCCCTTCAGTTACTGCAAAATTGTTTAATTTATATGAACACTTTGATGATCCAAGAAATCCTATATGATAACGATCAATATTGGCTCAAAAAAATGATACCAGAAGATTTTAGAGGGCTAACACCTTTATTTTATACACATATTAATCCATATGGGACATTTAAACTAAATATGGATAAACGAATACCAATTAAGTTGAAAGTATCATAAGAACTTAACAATTTATACCTTACGGTATTTATAATCTGCGTCTTTGAAAATCCAACATAATATCAATTATGTTTAGTTATCTTCCGGAATATGTTATAATTATTACATAAAACCAAACATAATTTATTCAAAATACATATAATAAAAACTAAACATAACTGATGGAGGCGCAATGAAATTAATAGAAAGTTTTGTAACATATCTCATGGCGGAAGAAAAAACAAAAAATACCGTTTATAATTATAAATTAGCAATACAAGAATACGCTTCTTGGTTTATAGATATTTTTGATAAAGAACCAACTGCGTTATATTCTCAAAATGTGAAGGATTATTTGCAATATCTTCAATTTGTAAAAAAAAGAAGTGCAAAAACTATAAATGTAAAATTGGCATCCCTTCAAAAATATAATGAGTTTCTTATTGTAATGGGTGTTCAGAATGAACTTGTTATTTCAAAAAATATGAAAAAGAAAATTCAACAAGACTATGCTTCTCCAGCTCAGTTTTCAGAAAAAGAGGTACATAAATTTTTACAAGCCATTGTAGAAACAAAAAAAGTACGAGATTATGCTATAGTCATATTATTAATGCATACAGGGTGTAGAATTAGCGAAGCTTTACACATTGAGTTACAGCAAGACTTGTATCTTTCTTCATCAGAATTAGTTATTCGTTCTGGGAAAGGCGATAAACAACGAACTGTTTTATTAAATCAAAAAGTGATACAAGCATTAAAAAACTATTTAGTAGAACGAAACGTACACAAATATAAAGAGAGCCCTTATTTGTTTGTATCAAATAAAGGACCAAAATTAAGCCGTATGACTGTAAATGATATGTTTAAAAAATATAGTAAATTAGCGGGATTAGAGAATGTCTTAAAGCCACATGCTTTAAGACATTATTTTTGTTCACACGCACTGGAAAATGGTTTTGATGTACATGAAGTGGCACATATAGCCGGTCATTCCAATATACATACTACATTACTGTATACAAACCCCTCTCGAACAAAAATGTTAGATAAATTAAACCTACTTTGAAATAGTAGGTTTTTTCCATTTTATGTGGATAATCTGACGGACTAGAGCACGAACCGTCTCACTACCCCTATTACAGCTACTACAGCCGCTATTATTGCCGCGATTGCTGCTACGACTAAAGCTACAGGCGCTCCGACAAATGTGGCTATTGCAGTAACTACCGTTGCAATTGCTCCACCGAAAATTGTAAGCCAACCAACTACAGTTGTTATAACTCCGATAATCGCGCCTATTCCGGATATCAACGGACCTATTATCATGAGTAGCGGACCAAGAGCGGTAGCAACAAGAGCTATCACAGCAATAACTTTTTGCGTTTCTGGAGAAAGACCGAAAAATGCCTTAGATAAAGAATCAATCGCTTCTTTCACAACAGACAACGCTTGTTCAGCTAGCTCTAAGAAAATCTTCCCTATAGGTTCTAACGCTTTCTTTAATTCACGGTATAAAGCTTGCGCTCTTTGTCCGAATGCTTCCTCTTGAATCGTTATAACATCCGACATTTTACCGGCAGTGTTATCTAGTTCTCCGTTAACATCCATAAGACTATAAACGCCTTTATTCCCTATATCTTCGAATTTCACGCCAAATATAGATACACCAAGCTGTGTAGCTTTTACTTGATCGTCCATTCCTTTTAATTCATTTATTACAGCTTTGAATACATCAGCAGCTGGACGTTTACCAGCTTCGAATTCTTTCCACAAGTTTTGCGTTTCTTTAGACATACCGCCGAACGCATCCGACACACCTTTAGAACCGTCTTGTACACGGATTCCGAACTCTTTTACCAAGTCATTTACATAATCTAAATTATAAGCTCCTGCATCCAACCCGTTTTTTAGGATGTTTAACATCTCGCCAGAAGTGAATCCCGCCTGTTTGAATAATGGGGTATATTCGGCTAAGTTGTCCGTAAACTCGCCAGATTTATCAAGTCCAGCTTGTAACCCGGCTGTGATAACATCAAGTGCTTGCGTTCCGTCCATTCCATATTGCGTCATTAATGCAGAAGCGCCACGAGTCGTTTCGCTCAAATCTACATCAAACGTTTTAGATAAAGCCATAACTCCTTCAGTAACTAGTTGCAATTGATCTAACGGAACGTCTTTCATGTTTTGCCATACTTTCATTACGGCGTTGTCTACTTCGCGTAAATTTTCACCCCAACCATGTAAGAAAACATCTTCAGCTACTTTACCCACATTCTCAGCACCTTTAGCTGTTAAACCTAAAGATGCTTGAATTTGTTTTGTAGAAGTGTCAAAATCAGCTGCCCATTTACCAGTAACGCCCATAACACCAGCTATTGCAGGCGTTACAGTACTAGTTAAATTTTTGCCGATCTCTTTTGTCTTTTCGCCTACTTCCTTTAACTTATTACCTGTTTTTTCAGCTACGTTAGCTTGTTCTCTTAACGATGTACTTGTTTCTTCAACTTCATTTTTTAATCGCATTTCAGCTGTTCTAGCTTCATTTAACTTTGTTTCTAATTTGTTAACTTCGGTTGAGTTTGCGCCATATGCTGTTTTAGCATGTTCTAATTGTTGCTCTAAATTGTGGACCGAACGCGCAGATAATTCTAACTGTTCTCCCAAATGACGTTGTTGCATTTGTAATTTTTCTGAAGCTGATAAGCTATCACCTAAAGCAACTCGTTCTTGTTCTAAAGATGATTTTAATTTATTGCTTTCTGTCACTAATTTCGCTTCAGTTTGTTGCAATTCGTTTAATTTCTGTTTTGACTTACCTACTTCACTATTTCTTTCTGCTTCAGCTTGCCGCGCACGATCTAATGCTTGTGTCGTCAATTGAATCTTATTTGACATTTCAGCTTCAGCAATTTGAGCTTTTCTCATCGCTTCTTCAAGCTTTTTTACCTCTGTAGAGTTTTCTCCCCACACTTGCTTTGCTCTTTGTAATTGTTGGGCTGTTTCTTGTGTCTTCCTTTTAGCTAGTTCGTATTGTTTCTCAAGTGTGGATAGAGAAGCTGTGTGTTTATCGACTTCTGATCCAGTCAACTTCATTTGTGTTTGTGTTAACTTTAATTCTTGATTCAAGGCTCTATTTTCGCGGTTTATATCATTCAAATTCTTTTTATAATCCGCTGTATCAGCTCTAAACTTTATTACTGTTTCCTTTGAAGGAGTAGCCATTTATTTTCCACTCTCCTTTTCCTGGATATAGGCTTTCCATCCTTCGTAAGCACTTTTGTTTTCCGCTATCCTTTGCACGTCACGTAAAGGTAAATGCCAGAAAGTTTTTTCCGGTATTTCAAAAATAAATACGTATAGACTGTATAGGTCTACGACGCACTCCATTTCGAATTTCGGAAGTGCTAAGCCTTTTTTCCCGCTTTTTGATTGAAACCTTGCGCCATTTTGTTTTTATTTTTCTGTTTACCTAATACAGTCCCGAAAATTTCAAGTGCTTCTGTCATATCGACTTCATACTGTTTCGCGAATGATTCAAAATCTAAAAAGTCCGTTCCGTTAGCTTGACGATAAGCTGCATAAACAACGCGGATAGAATCCAATAAATCCATACTTCTTTCGTTACCCGTGCTTAATAATGAGCTTAGAAACGCTTTGTTAATGATTTTCTCTTTTTCTAAATTAAAAAGTGTCCACGCTGTCAAATTAGCGTTTACTTTAACTTCCTTTTCTTCTCTTGTTTCCGGGTTTACTAATGTGATAGTCTCCAACATTTAAATCTCTCCTTTTAGACAAAATGAAAGAGCGCTAACTAGAGCGCCCTGCGTATTTTTATTTTGGTGTAACCTTACGTAGTTCAACAGGATTGAATGTAGTTAACCATTTTTTTTGAACATCAGCTGGTAAGTTAATACCTTCATAATAGAATTCACCATAAGCGTCTGGTAAAGCTGTAATTTCCACTTCAAATTCTGCTAACTCGTCTGCTCCATTTTCGATACTCTTAACAAATCCAGTAGCGGCAGAGCAATTAGGGAACGCGATTAAACGGTTATTATCTTCGAATGTATCGTATTCTTCAGCGACGAATGAGAAGTCTTCCCCCACACTTTTCATGCCATACGAGTACACATCATTGATTAAACCTTCGTTTTTAAGACCGAAAATTTTACGGGCCACTTTTAAATCCATGTGTCCTGAGATTTTAACAGTTAATAGTGTTGGTTTCGCTTTTTTCTTTTTCGTTACACCACCGCAAATTTTTGAGATTGTTTTGATTTCCGTTTCTGCATCTAATTTACCGATACATCCGAAAGGGCTTGTTACGGATTCACCTTTAAAAAGTAAACTTGCGTTCTTAATCTCGACGGCGTCAAACACGTCAATCGTAGTTGTAGGCATTTAATTTCCTCCTAATGTCTTATTTATTTCTTCTATTAAGGCTTTATTAAGCTCTTCAACAGATTTGTTTGTTTCTTTATCTACACCGCGTTCCATAAATCTTTCAGGATCATTCCCCTTACTTTTACCAACACCCAAATCAGGAAACACCAGGTAAGCGTATTTGACTTTAGGTTGTAAGGTTACAGTTAGATTTTCTTTTAAAGTTCCTTGAATCGATTTAGATAGTTTGGCATGCGGTTTCTTTCTATCTGAAATAGGTATTAATCCCAGGATAGATTTTTGCATACTAGGTGAAATCTTCTTTTTCAAGTTTTCATTTATTATCTTTTCTGCAACGTTTGGTAATCGCTCAATGTTTCTTTGATACGCTTCAAATTGCGCTGAATCAACGCTAAACTTAGCAGACAAGTTTGATATTCCTCGTTAATTCAAATGTGAGTACATCCACAAAGAATGCAGTGTCTTTCTTTTTCATTCTGTCTTTGAGCGATTTATTGCAAGTGTGGCCAGTTTTAGAAAGGCTGCCCATGAATTCTAATTGCAGGATGTCCAAGTCTTCTCTATTTTCCGAGAAGAAATAAACAGTAACTTCCTGGGTGTAATTTGTAGCACCTGTTCTCTCGAATCCGCCAGTCTCAAACACAACATGATGAATTGTGGATAGATTCGCTTCATCTTCTTGTACAATGTCCTGGTAAACTTGAGCGCCACTGAAGAATGATTCTAAGTGCTCAACCAGTTTGACATTATACTTCTCAATCAATTCATTCCGTGTCATCAAGACCACCTACCTTTTGTAAATAGAAATACATACTGTTTTTAAAACGATCAGCTTTCATGATGCTGTAAGAAACGCCACGCAATTTGAGAGTTAGGTTGTCCACATCTTTTCTTTTAAATATAGGAGCATACAACGTTTCAATCTTCCTATCTAACTGTTTCCCCACACTATTCACTAGCTGTATATCCATCTCACGACACGAAAGTTCTGCAAATCTAAGTTTGATCATCTCGACATTTTCATATCCAATTACTTTCTTAGTGGCATTTCGCATCGTTTTCTTCTCTATGACACTTACAAACCCGTCATTGTAAGTCTTTCTATGTCGTTCGATTGCCATTACACTTTCCTCTCTTTTAAGGCAGCGTGTAAAATCAACCTTGAGAGTGGTTGTTCAAAGTTCGTTTCAAATTGATCTAAAGCATTGTTATACTCGTATCGGATGCGATTTATAACTAACTCACGTGCGGATAAGTTGACCTTCAGATCAAGTTCAACGCCTACTACATCATTCATATAGTAAACAGAACGATCTATCAGCTTTACGATGTTACTGTCTTCCTCATCCCACGTAATCGCTAGTGCTTCTTTCACATCATCAATCAAATCGAAAGGCGATACTACAACCGTCTTTGCTTGCTCATTTTCCATATATGATCACCTCTTATTTAGAAGCTGGTGGCGTTACTGGCGTGTTTGGATCAACTAAACCAGAAATATCGTAAACTAAGAACGAATCATTACGATCAGCACGACCGTTCGCATACATTTTAGCGATGTATAAATCTTCATCTTCAATTGCACGAGTTTGGTCGTACACATCTAAACGTTGCGCACCGCCTAATCCTAGGAAGTAGTCTTTTGCCATACCTACAACCATTTTTCCTTTTGGAACAGCGTTAGACTTAACAATTGAACCTGGAATCGGAAGAACATTGTAAGCGTAAGTTCCATCTGCATTAGGACGTGTCGTGTAACCGTAAACTTTAGCCCAGTAATCAACTGGATTCACAATTAACATTACATTGTCAGGGTTACGTTTCCCATCACGAGTAAGTAAAGCCATGATGTTACCTAAAGTGTAAGGAGAAAGGTCTTTCAGAACAGCTGTTACAGCTTTATCAGCATTTACTCCGTTCGCAACATTTAATAAATCTTTCATCATACCGATAGGTTGATCTTTACCAGTACCGCGAACAATGGCTACTTCTAAAGCAATTTTTAAAGATTCAACTAATACAGTGCGAACATATCGGTCTAACCATACTGGGCCTAAATCAAGCATTGCCTTACATACAGGCATGAAAGCAGATAGTTTGTATTGGCTGATGTGAATTGTTTCGAAACCTTCGTCTAAAAGTTCTTTATGAGCAGCGCATAATTTGCCCCAGAACGCTGTTTGAACATCACCCTTTTTCAGAATCCATTCCGTTAAAGCACCTACGTTAACAAAGTTGATTTTAGATAATAATTCGTGAGAACCAACTAAATCTTCGAATACTCGTTCCATAACAGTTGGCGGCACCAATGCTTCAGTACCAGCAAAAGAGTTACCAGCGATTACTTGATTGTAGTATTTTGTTTCTTGACTAGTTAAAGCGCGTCCACCGCGTGCAGCTAAGATAGCTTGGTCACTAGATTGTACAGAAGCTTGTTGTAAAATTTCATTTTGAATACCTTGTGCGAATTGCACTAAAGCATTATCTACCTGTTCAGGTGTTCCGCTTGCTAAAACCGCGCTTAAATTTTGACGATTGTCAATTTTAGTTTCTAAATCTTTACCCATTGTAAAGTACCCCCTATAGTTTGATAGATTTTAATAATGCAGCCATAAAATTTGCTGATTTCTCAGCATTTTGAATACGTTTGTCACCTTCGTTTTCGATAGGTACTTCTTCTTCTGGTTCTTCAATAACCGGTTCTTCGTTGGCCACACTTTTTATTGAATCTACAATTTCATCACAGAAACCATAAGATTTAGCTGTTTCAGCGGTCATGTACGTTTCGTTGTCAAGTAACGCTTCTAATTCATGAAATTCGCCGTTAAAACGATTTCTATATGATTGGATCAAAGCATCATCAACATCGCGTAACATGTTGGCTTGCTTTTCTAAAGAATCAGCATTACCGTACGCATAAGTTGAAGCCCTATGAACCATCATTGTTGTATTAGATGGCATGATAATTTTGTCAGCGCCCATTGTAATCAAAGAAGCTGCTGACGCTGCAATTCCATCAACAACTGCAGTAACTTTGGCCTTGTGGCTTCGCAAATAGTTGCAAATCGCAATCCCTTCAAAAGCATCACCCCCGACAGAATGAATGTGTAATTCAATTTCGTCAGCATCCATGTTATCGAACATTTCACGAGTCTTTTTAGCGTTAATATCGCCCCACCAACCAGCGCCAACAGTTCCATGCATATAAGCAACAACTTTTTTACTGTTCTCCTGATTCTCCATCATTAGGAACTTCGGTTGAATCTTTTCCATTTCCATCCTTTTCACCCCCCTCCATCGTTCCGCTTATCCTTGCTCTCTCATAGTTCTTAGTGACATAACGTTCCTTAGCCCAATCTTCATCGATTAATTCGCCACCTAATCGCTCAATTACATCGTTCATACTAAGTCCACCAACAGCGAATAGTTTGTCTACAGCATTAGCGAACTTCGTTAAATCGAATAATTTGAAGTTTTTCATATCGAACTTGATGTAAGTTTTGTTTAAAAATTGATCTCTAGTAAACATCTTTTTGTTATACTCGTTAGCAATCATTTCACCGATTGGTCTAACAGAGAACAGTATGAAATGATCCAGGTCACCAGTAGGGTTACCAGAAGTAGAGATACCGCCTTCGCTCATTCCACTTAATAATGATGGTGGTATGTGAAAAGCAACTGCCACAAAGTCTAACATATCTTTTGCGAGATTCTTAATATCTCGTGTATCCATTTTTTGTGGGTCTTTACTTTGATCTTCTAAATTAACTTGCTCTGGTAAAAATAAAACCGATGCAAGTTTTTCGGGATTTGTATAATCTCTCATCTTTTCCTCAAAAAGTGCTTGTGCTGCTTTTCCGTTCTCATCAGTTAATCCATTCATGAAACGTCCTTTAATTAAAAATCTAAGTTTTCCATTTCCCTTATAATCAGACATGGCTTTTGCCAGTAGTAATCCGTATGAATTATACAAGCTATCGATAACCTGATTAATAGACTCCTGGGAAAGCCGGAAATACAAGACTTCACTTTCTTTATAAGTTTTCGTTACCATTTCACCGTTAATTGATAATGAATGATACGTAAACTCTGTTAAACCATTCGTAGTTTCGCGATAAAACGAATCAGCTACCCACAATTCTTCGCCAATAGGAATAACCAACGCTTCATTTTCGTAAACAAGGTTATATACAACTTTTGTCCAGAATTCATGAGCGTTTTCATTCTTATTAGGTGCTACATTCAATTGATAGTAGTTGAAATGCCGTTTTAACTTACCATCTCTGTAAGATTCAAAGTCACAGGCGATTAATGAACGTGCAATTAAATCAATAGCAGCGTTAACATACAATTTTTTATAAGCAATTTCAGCTTTAAGTGTCATTACGCTACAATCAACATCTGGAGTCGCCCCCTTATCACTTGTACCTAAAATAAAATTAAAAAGATTACGAATACCCATTTTTTACCCCCCTTCTTAGAATGACCATACTTTCATATCGTTTATATCAACTGCATAGTCTTCGATTTCTCCATCGAAATTTAAAGCGTGAGTAAACGCGAAAAACCCGTCAGTTTTTCTTTTGACAGGGTCGATTTTTTTATATTCTTTTGAGCCATTTCCTAGTTCGTCCACATAGATATTCCCACAATACCAACGCATAACAGGGTCATCGTGGAAAACGATATGATGATTAATGAATAGATGTTGGATTAACGGGTCTAACATCGCGTGAATATATGGACCACGACGTACTACTTTTACTTTTTCATGGAAACCAGCTTGTTCTAATAAAGGCTGCAAGATTACTGAACGGAATTTATCAATGGCGATGTATTTCATATCGTATTCTTTTGCTTTATCTAAGAACCAATTGATAACACGTTCTGGTTTTATCTCTTTATCGTACACAATGGTGAATAGTCCTTTTCCCACACCTATATCAATGATGTCCTGGTTTATATCCTGCATTTTCAACGCTTCGTGCCATATAAACGTGTGGTGAATCCAAATACGCTTACCATTCACCTTAAATAACAAACCTACGCTGCAGAAGTCACGTAATTCAGCAAAATCCACACCACCAACGCATTGATATTGATGTAGATTGTCTGGTAATTCTTGATTTGTAGCAAGAATATCCTCATAGGTAGCGATTTTATGTTGAAACAGCTGTTTAGGAATATTCATACGCTTTGTCATGAATTCAACATGCATCGGAATGTTGGTTTGACAATCCGCCCATTCCTCTTTCATTGTTTCGAATAATTCTGTGTTATCTCGAATAGAAGGATTGGCTTTTTCCCAGTTTGCAACATCTTCAACTTCTTCTTCAGAGTCTAATTTGCAGATGAAGGGGAAAATCTTACTGTTTTCAACTTCTCCACTTAAAACCATTCGCGCTTTTTCTTTCATATCATCCAAAACGCCACCGCGGACATATCCATCCGTTGTTAAATAGAAAGTTCGGCCGTCTTTAACTTTACCAAGAGCCGAACGGAATACTTTAATTGATGCATAGTCTTCATATTCGTGAATTTCATCGAACCAAACTGATCCAGGACGCAAACCATCTTTTGTTCTAGCATTAGAAGTATTGTATTTTAAATGTGATCTGTTCTTTTTATGTTCAATTAACACTTTAGTTGTATGGAAAGACTTCTTCAAAACACTATTTTTAGGGTTATCAATTACATTCCGAACATCTTGAAATGTAGTTTTTGCTTGTTGTTCAGAAGTTGCTATCCATTCGATATGATAATTATCAATTCCGAACTGTTTGGACAGCATATAAAAATTATGCCAACCACCATAACCATTTTTACCGCCACCACGACCCATTAAAATGAAAATCTGATTCCAAACTAAACGGTCATTATCTTTGTATCTAACTCCATATATGCAAGCATTAACAAATCTTTGCCAAGCGTAAAGTTTAAAAGGAAAATACGGCTCTGGAATTTTAACACTGTCCTCAATAGCTTTTGCATCAATATAAACATTTGGATCATCTAAAGTTTTTCGAACTAAGGCCATTAATTGCTTCTGTTCATTACAAGAACGTATAGCCCCACTTTCTACAGCATACATATACTCACTAATAAAAGAATGATATTTATAAGGAAGATTAGACTTCTGCTTCATCGTCATCCTCCTCACTTACCGCTTTAAGGCCAAGTTCATTAAGAATCTTTAACATTTGTGTATTCGTCTTATTCAACTCGTTAATGCTATCGTTTTTCTTCATAAAGCCATTAGCACCTAGTACAGATACACCGCGTTCTTCAATATCAGCAATCAAATTGGTTTTGATATCCCACATTGCCATGTAATCCTCAACTAAATCAAGAAAATGTCCGTGAATGACACCGTTTGACCTCATTTGACCTAGTAAGTCATCACGGATTTTATCTCGTAAGTTAGTATGTTCTTTTAATGTTTCTTTCCAATGTCGCTTACGCCAGGTATCTCGGACAGTAGTTTCAGCAACGCCATATTTTGTAGCAATATCAGCGTATGACATGCCGTTTTTGTAGTCTTCAAAAGCCAATTCATAGTTCTTTTTCTTGATTGTCACGGTATCACCACACTTTCATTTATGAATTTAGACATTGAGATAACATGTATTTTTTTCTGTTCCGCGCGCGAAAAGCAAAAAATAAAAAGACAAATCTCCCCCCTGCGTTGCTCGGTCCCTCAGCAAAATTTTCTCTATATTTTACCCGGGGGGTGTCTCAGGAAATTTATCTTACATTATTTTATAGCTAAACCAAAGAATCGCTCAGCATATTCAATAACAATGTGAGCTTCTGTTAAATTCATATTTAGATAATGTTCTAACCAATGTTCACGTAGACTTTTCTTTACTGTTTCAAGTGTAGTCTTCTCACATGCTCTTGGATTACATATGTGACGTATCTGTTTGTATGTTTCGTAGATGTCATTCCTAAAACGCTTATACATATCGAGATCAAATACAATGCGTTCAGCTTTTGTAAGAGAGTTAACAATACGTTCTATCTCATTGATATCATATGCATTACCTTGTATCGTTAAGCTGTCCACACTTACCACCTCTCTTCATCTACTATCGTACAGCGCTTCTTTACTATGTTCTTCTCCTTGCCATGTTCTTTGTTATGGCATTGAATGCATAGTGTTTCTAGGTTGCTTAGTATGTACGCTAAGTCTGGTCTGTTACGTAACTCCTTGCTGTGATGGACGTTCCTACCCTTGCTATACTTACCTTTGCGCTTGCATTCCTGACACTCACTGTGATCTCGTTCAAACGCTAATATCCTTATGTGCTTCCGCCAATATGGATGCTTATAGAACTTAATGATATTATCTTGCTCATATAGTTTATTAATCTCTTGTATTGTTAGAGGTTGCATGAATTATCCTCACCCCTTAATCAATTATAGTTTAGTCAAGTCAATCCAATCCTCCTCCAAAATAAAAAAGCGCCCTTCGGCTACTCAATCGCAACTTGACGAACTATCAAATGAACTTCCTACATCATACGAAGAATGTGAAGAACAAGAAGATGAATGGCTACCGCTATCATAGCCACCGTAATCCGAACTGGATTGGCTTGCACTTGATGCCATCGCATTGTGAATCAACCACTCATTTGTTGTACCATCGCTATTTCTGTTTCCATGTTCTTGCTTTACTTTCTTATTCTGTTCCTGCTTTTTCTTTCTTTTGAAAAACATTTCGTTTCGCCTCCTCATAAAATAGGAAAAGCACCCAAATGGATGCGAATAGAGTCTTCGTTTGAACTTTATAGGGGATATTTATTATAGTAGATCCTCCTCCTTATCGCTCAATTTCATACAGAAGGGGAAAAATATAATAATAACTATAGCAATCGGCATAAGGAAATACCCTAGACCAAATAAAGGTTCTCTCCCCTTAAAGGATACATATTGTCTGACACTACAATGCGGACACACTTTCCCTTTTTTACTAAAACTAAGTCGCCAAACATCTCTTATTTTCCATTTATTTTTACAGTTGGTACAGTATGCCATTATAACTCCCCTTATATTCATTTTATATATTTTATTATAAACGTACCCCAACATACAACACCCGATTGAATGCGAAGGGAATCGTATTGTAATCATTTTATAGATGCAATTATTTTATACAGGGAAATGAATAGATCCTACACTTTTAGTTAACATAATGATTATTATATGACAGTCCTTCAAACGGGAAATACGCATGGTTGCGCGATTCTTGTTTTCTACCGTTATACAGTTTTTATACATCGTTGCTATAACAGTATTTCTATCACTCGTTCCTTCTTATTTCTTGCATACTCTTCACCTTGTTAACTATCTATACATTTCTCTATTTTTTACCTATGAAAAAGAGCACCCGTTTTGGATGCTCTCGATTTACTTATTCACCCGCCTGGCCGAATGTCTCTCATCATTTCAGCCCCCTGGTTTGATTTCTCTCATGTTTGTTCAACCTCCTGGCTTAATTGTTTGCATAATACATCCCCTTCCATCATTATAGCAAAAAAGAAGGTTTCTCTTGAGGCTTTCTTAGTGAATCCTCTTTTCTATTTTAAATAGTTTTTTATCATGTTCCACTGCTTTTGTATGTAAATATTCCACTTCTTCTCTTAATTCATTTACATCTACTTGCAACTGTGCAACACCTTTTCCTGCTTCTTGTACCATCAAATAGGATGCATCTGTTTTCTCTTCCACTCTTTGTATTCTTTCCTCAATTGATGTCAAACGTTCTTCCATGCCATCAAAACGTTTTTGAATGTCTGCTCCCATAGCTTGCATCATTTTCATTAGCATATCTAATTTTTCTTCCAACTCAATTCCTCCTCCACACGGTCTTGTATATGTATCATTGTAGCACGTCTTATTTCAAGATGAGTAGAAACAAATTCTGTATAAAAATTCCCCCTAAGATTTCCAATACAAAGAGAGCACCCGCGCCAGTTGGATGCTCTCAAGTTTCGTCCTGGTATAGAAAGGCGTTCTTATAATTGAAAAAACCTGTTGAAGGGTTGTACTTCACTATATGTTTGTCTTTATAAAAGTGATACGAGAAAAACACCCGTTTTCACGAGTGCTTTTCAGATAGAACGCTAAATGAAAATAATAATTGTTTGTTCTAGCTTATGTTGTAACACATAAAACTGTGCATAGGAAAAGAGCATCCGTTCCTGTAGATGCTCTCTAGAAAGGTTTGGCTTATGAGCTTTTTATAAAAAAGAATAAACTTGCAATCGGCACTATTATCTTATGTTTTTTTGTTACCATTAGTACGGTACGTGATATTTCAACTTACATATTCTTTGAAGCGCTCACCTATACTACTTCTAAAAAGGAGTTCCCGATGAAATTTTCCCTTTTCTTACTCATCCTGTTTGCCTTTGTTATCTTTTTCTGTTTAGAATCTGCTTACTAAAAAGAGAACATCTTATCGATGCTCTCTCTTCTCAACGGATACATACAACCTGCACCATTGTAGCTGGTTTCGGATTTTTGATACCACATAATTGAACCGTTTAGAATATACATGTTTCCCTTGTGATAGGTGATTTCCGTCACCATTCACTTTTCCATATTACCATAATACTTCATTTTTTGAGGCCAAAAGTGACATGATAGTGACATCTTTTATCTTTCTCCCAGTCTTTCCGCGATTGCGTACACAATTCCATCTCTCCAACGTAAGGCTGTTCGTTTGGTGATGTGCAGCTCTTCTGCGATTCCGTCCCATGTCTTACATTGTGGTTTCGTCCAATATTTTAATTTGACCAGTCTTTGTTTCTCTGATTCTAACAATACATACACATGTTCAATCGTATCTGCTAATTCTTCTAGGCGTTTGAGTTTTTTATGTACCGTTAATTTTGTTGCGATACGTTCTGTTGGACGATTTGGGAGATTCCTTCTTCCACCTCCGATATTCTCGTCATCCTGCGAAGAACAGTAAATCAGATTCTTTCGTAAGAATGCAATTTCACGCAAGGTATCGCCGTAACCATATAATTCACTCTCGATATATTTAAAAGTCGCGCCTTTCAGTTTCCCTGTTGGGCTTTCTATCATCGAATCCCTCCGATTCTTCCACACTTACTCCTTGTTTTTTGTTCGGTATAATCCTCGTTTGATAAGTTGTCTACGTAAACTATTCCCGTAATATCCAAATTGACGCGCAATTTCCTCATAACTTTTCCCTTGCTTATGAAAAGTGACCGCTTGTTCACACAACTCATCCCACTTTTCATCGCTTTCTTTACGCATTTCTTCCACACTTTCATGCAATTGTAGGCCTCGTTTTTTCAATTGTTGGCGGATGGTGCTCGCGTTACAACCTAATATTTCCGCTATTTGAACGTATGTCAGACCTTCCTTTTTCAACTCCATTACGTCTTGACACACTTGATCCCACTTCACTTTTGTTTTATACTCTCGATTTTTCTCATCTGTAATCAGGCTAGTTCCTAATTGCTGAATTTCCTGCCCAATTTTACACGTTTCTGTGCAGTATGGGTGTGTTTTCCCTCCATGGTATTCACAACTCTGACAATGACCATCTAGTAAATCTAAAATACGAATTCTCGTTTTTCTTGCGTCCATATTTCATTCTCTCCTCGGTCTTTTCGTTTGTCTTTATTATACCGAGGTTATTTGTGAGGGGCACATTTGGAAAGAGTAGAAATCCACACTATCTGACAAAACGTTCAGAATCCTTTCTAAGCGATTCTAACTCCGTAAATACTATGGTATTCAGAAAGAATTTAAACTTGAATTTGATGGGCTTCTGACAATTATTTTCCGGCCCGACAATCCAATGCGTGATGAACTAGACATTTTTCTACTTTTCTTTAATCTCAACATTCCATCCACACTTGCAAGTTCGTTTGAAACGGCCATCTTCAACTTCTAATGTTCCTTCTCCATCACCAATGATTTCATTCCCACATTGTTCACACTTGCCATATTTCTTCATCAGTTTTAACATTTCCCAAGCATCCATTCTTTTCCCTCCTGCATAAAACCTAATTTCAGTTCATACTATCCATAGGCCACATATGGCTGTACTCCTTAATTCCATGAATGAAGTTTCTCCTGTTATCAACACACCGAGCAGTTAGCTTTTGCTAGCTGCTTTGTTATGTTGTATAAAAAATTGAAGCATGTACATACTATAAACACACTTGATTTCTTAACTTTTCTGTTCTCCCATTAGAACTCTTGCGCCGGAGTTCCTTTTTTATGCACCTCACATCGTTTCTTCCAACAGCTTCATCAATTCCTCCTCCGCTCCTTCATACAACTCTCGACAATCTGGCAATTTAAATTTGTCTTTCTCTATCAATTGTTCAATGAGTATATCTTTGTTGCTCATGTTTCCTCCTAGCTTAAATAAACCCTTTTTTCAATAACTCACGAGCCATGTATAAAAAGTGATGATAAATATAATTACCCGTGGTAATCGGATCAATGAAAACTGTAGAAAATCCATATCGTACTTCGAACGTTTTCAAACTTCCTAATAAGGATTTCGGTTCATACTTACTCCGGTAGGTTCCATTCAGAATCTTCTGGTACCCTTCTACATCTTCCACAATGAGAACAAATGGATGTTTCGATGCGCGGATGAGTTCATTTTCAAAACGTGTACGGTCTTTGATACTTTCAACCAGTTCGTCCACACCATTCTTTCTCTCCACACCTGCCGTAAGGTATATGTCCCTCGTTAGACCCATTTCTACATTCTTGGGAATCCTCGCAGAATAATCACAGGTTTTCATTCCACGAATTGTAAACGGTACTTTCTTTTTACGGAAATAGTCCAACACATGCTGATTCTTTTGTTCCCGTGTGTCTACGATGATTTCTAGTGTGGATAGGATTGCTTTTAATTCTGATTCTGAATAGCGGTAATGAATGGCTTGCATCAGTGGTCCCTCCCCTCCTATTTTCTTTACGGTACCAAAAGTCCCAAGCGGTTCCATCATATCTTCCTATCTAGGAACCCTTTAAAACCCTGTTATATCAACGTTTTCGTGAGGTTGGGTACCAAAGTTCCAAAAGTACCACGTTTTTCGAAAATATACCTATATATGCAATTTATTATAAAAAAAAAGAGAAAATATCTAATATATATATTTATTTTCTTAGTACTATTGGTACTTTTAGTACTATTACTATATAAACCCTGTTATATCAATGTTTGTAGGGGTTCCAAAAATGAAAAAAACTATTTTTTCCGTGGTACTCCTTGGTACCGTTATGTTTATCCGTAATTTTTTTCTTCGAAATCAAACCCTAATTTTTGAACAGTTTCTCTACTAATGATGACAGCATTAATTTTTCTCCCCTTATGGCTCACCTTTTTATAATCAAATTCTTTCTCCTCAACTGTCTGAGGCACAGTAAATCCCCTTTTCATCCATTCTTTCCGTGTTCTCTTTTCTTCAGGACCAAGAAATTCTTTTAAAAAAGCCGGTGTAAGACAAATCGTTTGAAATTTATAAATGGCTTTAATATTTTTGGGAGCATAATCGTAGTAAATTCCTTCCCTGTTACTATCCAAATAAGATAAAACCTCTGTTAATAACTCCTTTGGCTTATCAATCGCTTTGTTTTCTTCTGCTATTTCATCAAATAGTTGATCTAACAGTTCCAAGTTTAAATCCACTTGGAAAAATTCTTTCAATAGCCTTCCTGCATACTGAACGGTCGCATAATAGAGAGATAATCTCGTCAACACTTCATTCCCTTGCGATTTCTTCATGTAGAAATCTTTAAACTGATAAAATGAAGGTAACAGTTCCTTTTTGCGTGCTTGGTATTGTCTCAAAAATTCTAATCCAATAGCTCCATATTGCGTTTCTAACCCTTTATACAACTCCGTAAAAAACGTATGGTCCACATTCTCAAACGGACTATCATTTAAGCTCACAATTCGTGCAGCCGCCCCACCAGCTTTAGAAGCATATTCATTCAAAGAAACTTCTCCCGTTGTTAACATGATGTTACGCCATGTATATTCACGCTGAGAACCGCCAACAGACCTCTTCCCTTTGATCTCCCCCCACTAAAGGTATACACGAAAGATTGAAGAAGCGTTCATCTGCTTTCCGACTATCGTCTAGTAAAAAGGGAAACTATTCAAAAATGCTGCCTTTCGTTCAACACTTACCTTTGTTGCATTGAATTCATTCACAAGTTGATTGGTCCCCCATACACTAGCGGCCACCTTTAAGGCTGTCGTTTTCCCTGTAGAAGTCGATCCTGCTAATTCCACAATGAAAGGATCTATTTTCAAATCATGTAAGAGAACACTTGCAAAAGACGCTAAGGTAAAGAATAAAGCTCGAGGGTGTTCTTTCACTCGATACAATACTTCCTCAATCCATCCTGACGCTGTCCCCTCTACCTGAAATGCTTCAAAAATTTGCTGCTCTCCCTGATCACTTGGAATAATTTCGTAATCTGTTGCCAACAAAGGATATGCCAAACCGCTTTTTACATAACCCAAACGGTCTACCATATGCCCTCTTTGAATTTCATTCCAAGCAAGGACTTTGTCAAAATAATCAATCAGCTGTTTTGTATTGTTATCATTCACCGGGAACCCTTTATCCGTCAGTGGCATCATTTCCCTTTTGGTAGCTAGCGCTCCTGCAGGTACAAGTTCTGTTATACATCTTCCTCTATCTTGCCAAGTGAGTTCATAGTACACCTGTGAACGTTCTACATGATGAAGTTCCCTTTTCAAAGTCGGCACATGCCTCGCCACAAGAATTTCTTTTTCTTCTACCGTTTCCCCTTTCACCTTCATTTCTACTCTGTATAATGCATGATTTTTTATCCGGTATGGATAAGGAATCTTTTCAACAGTAGAATATGAATCTACTTTTGCATTTTTCGTCTGAACTATCGTTACTGGTTCTACATTCTTTCCCTTATTCACCGTTCTACACGCCGATTCCACTTTCTCCTGCACGGTTTGAAACGGAAAGTCTTTCTTGTAAGGTACAAAATATTGATACGCGAGTTGCAAGCTTTCTAACGCATCTGGTTGACTGACACCACAAGTTAAAAGTCTTCTCGCCATATCATAGAAATCTCCATCACGTGAACCACTCTTCTCATACGGGTATGCCATTGGGGACGGGTGTTTCATACCATTCCAAACCTTGTAGAGAAAAGTAGGGAGCTCGTCAACTCCAGTTAGACTTTGCGTGACAAGATAACGTCCCTCTGTATTCTCTGTAGGAAAAACAATATATCCTTTCTCTGCAGCTCGTGTATCCTGTGTGAGACCCAATTGATTCACATATTTTTGATACTGTCCTTGTTGGCGCGTTAATTCGGTTTCTCCACGAAATATAAACTGCCAACCATTGGGTGTTGTAATAGAATGATGATGAATGCGTTCGCCTTCTAACAGTTCACGTAGTAAAGCCCCTTCTGTTTTATCATCAATATCAACCACGATTCTTCCTTCTGGAATCCGAACACCAATCCACCCACCCTTTTGTATCCATGCGTGAATTTGTTCGTCTTGTAACACTTCTGTGGTTTGCCATTTCCCCGCCGGTTCCTTGGCTTTCTGATACTCTCGATTGCCCTGCGTATACCCAATTAATCGGATTATTTTCCCGTACGGAAGCACTTCCTGTATGCGTTCTGTATAACTTGGCATTGTATGTAACACTTTCTCACCCCCTCAAAACCATTACGTAACATGTTAGAGAGAGCATGATAGCTGCTCTCTCCACATTTTTTTCTGTTCATTTTTAAAAAGGAACGTCCGAATCAGAAATCTGAATAGTTTGAATCGGCGCTACTTCTGAAGGCTTAAATCCGTTCACCTGCGGGTATTTCTTACCATTGTATTCTCTTTCTCCGACTACCAATCTGAGTGTCTTTTTCAAAAATGTATCCGCCCATTCTTTATACGATTTAAATGTCATTCCAGTTGGAAATCCTGCCGCTTTCGACGCTGCCTGTAATCTCCACATAGAATTTTCTGTTACGACGAAATTGTCATATAGGATTTTTTGTCCTTGGCACGGTTGATCTACATCACTACGAATTTCATAGTCCACGATGATACGTGGATTTCCATTTTGTGATGTTGTCTGGTCATAATTGATAACGATCACTTCATATTCTCCTGGTTTAATCGGGTCAAATCCTTTAGCTTGATTATGGTCTACTGTAAACATTTATTTTTCCTCCTTCATTTTAAAAACTTCTAATCTATCTAGTGCCGTTTCGAGTAGCTTGATCGTAAAATCCTCGAGTTTTAGATTGGCTTTCCATTCAAATTCTTGTATTTTCTTTTGCGCCTCCGCATGTTCCTGCGCAATGGCCATCACTTGTTGAACGAGACTTGTCCTTTTCGCTTCTTCCTCCGCTTTCACATCCAGTCCTAACTCGAGCCACTGGTATAATTTACGGCCTACATCCGCTGTAATCTTTTGTGGATTCCCTTCGAATAGTTGTGTATTATCCTTGGAAGTAGTAGCTACATGGTCAATATCGATAACAAAATTCAACATAAACTCATATTCCAATTCATCTTTTTGAACTGGTTTGGTACCCACCTTACGCGGTGCCATCTTTCCATTGGAATCAGATTCCACGACATATTCTGTTTTTGTGCGAAGGGTAGCTAAAATATGAACGTCGTTCTGCGTAAGAGTTTTAATGAGACTTGTGGTTTCAGAAGCAAGTTTGCCCCAGTTTTGAAATGAGTTACCCGACATGTTTCCATGCGTTTCTACGATACCTCCTTCCCCTTGCCAATTGTGCGAAAGAGAATCAATGATAGTGACTTCCACTCCCGCTTGTTTCATAGTACTAACAGCTGTGTTATATCTTTCTGTTGCGTAAGGTGGAGGAAAATCAATATGAAGGAAACTCCCTATTTTTGTCCCTTCATATACAAGGCCTACATGCAACTTAGCACGATTGTGTTCCGTATCGATGACACCAATCCTCTTCCACACTTCCTCTTCTGGAATATCTGGATATGCTTCACGCATCATGCCATACGCTATGAGCAACGCCCCAGCTGTTTTCCCTGATCCACTACAACCAATAAACCCAATAACAGCCTTCATCTTTTCTCGTTGTGCTTCTGTTACTTGGAACATTCTTGCACCTCCACTACATGATCAATTGTCTTTTTCCATATTTTTCAGAACAAAAACGGCAGCTTCCAGGTCAAAAATCTCACTTTCCGTATCCCTAATATTCTCTCCACAATCGGCTTCTTTTCTATTAACCTTTCTAATTCACGCCTGTGTTCAGCTAACTTCCGTTGGCGTACAAGTAATGCCTGTTCTAATTCTGCAATAGAAGCATTCAAAACAGCATCACCTCTTTCTGCTTCGTTAATTCATACACTTCTATAAACGCCTGCAACGCATACCTGTACGCAATCACCATACAAATCGATTCTGAATCATTCGAACACTCATAACGGTCGATGAAACGTCTTAAAATAGCAATCTCATTTTCAATCTTGTTTTGCACCTGTTCCATGCACACTTTACAATTCACCCCTTCGTTCTTGAAAGCCAAGTAACGTAACTAAGTAGGCCACTGCATTCTCTCTCAGAAGAACTTCCCCGTCTGGAGAAACCAATACATCATCCTCGGGGAATACCTCACTTCCGCAAATATCTTTGAAAGGAATGGGCTCATATTCTTGCGGATCCCGAATCCCATATCCATTATGTAAAACCATTGGGTTTTCTATCATCTAAAAAATCCCCTCCTAATTGTGGTAAAAAAGACTGTGTGGTATCCTAATTGTGAAACTCAATGAAAAGTTTAAATCCTACGGCTCACGGAAATGGGTCGCTTGGACTTCGGTGAAATAACTGAATATTCCTTCAAATAAAACTAGTATTCTATTTAATATCCTGATATACTGCAGATATATCATTTCGTTATTACTCATTTGTTATGACATGGAAATGTCACTCTCCGTATATTGAACTAGGCACAACAAGGGACCTCATGAGCAGGTCTTTTTGTCTGTAATGATTTACCACTATCCATTCGTCCACAAGTGTGATATGATTTGAGTACATTTCATATCTAATCAACGGTTGTGTTTTACTTAATTCCAAGATTGTTCTTACCAAGCAGAAAGGCCTACTCGTTAGGTCTTTTTATCGTTCCATGTCATATTCTCTTGTTTTACACAAAACATTTTTCTGTTATAGTGATGATGAAGGCAATTTACAATGGTGGATTTGAGTCTTACTTTTGTGTACTTCAAGTAGTTTTTCTGTAGAAAAGTCCTAGTTTCTAGGACTTTTTATTTGTTAAATTCCACCTGTTTACAATCGACAACATTCGGATATACTACAATCAACGGAATAGATGAATATTGTTTTTTTTATAGCAATAGGCTCTATGTACAAATTCCGATGAAGAAGTCCTATTCTATAGGGCTTTTTTATTGGTATTTTTTGATGGCTGCCTCTTCCAAACATTTTTGTTATACTGATTAGGAAGAGAGTTTTATGCACAAAGGTGTAATCGAGTCTTACGTATGTATGCAATAAAAGTTTCTGAGAAAAAGTCCTATTGTTTATAGGGCTTTTTCACTTTCTAAAGCTTGTATGTAGAGGTTTGATGTATCCATGGCATGTTGTTGTAAATCCTTTAAAATTTCCTCTCCAGCCTCGATACCATGCTTATCTATAATCGCAATCACCAATTGATTAAAATCCCACATTCTCGCAATTCCTACTTGTTCTACTAAGCGTTTTTCACGTTTACCGTATTGTTTGATATCCATACTTTTCACTCCTCAATGTCATATTTCTATTTATCTTCTATATCAGTTATTAAAACCATATGTTATAATTATTCCGTATTAGTAATTATTTTGTACCAACCTTGTAAGCCCTAGCACCCTACTGTTAGGGCTTTCTCCTATTTCAAGACGGTTCATATGGATGCCGTTATTTCTCCACATCCTTCATCCACACTTTATCTATCCAATCCATCACATATATAATCCAGCTAAACCTACAAAGAACAAACTCACCATAAATAGAGAAAATGTACTTTCTTCCACAGTTCTAACGACCACCTTTCACAAAATTATCAAGCTTCTTCCACGTTAATTCTTTCAACAATTGCTTATGCTTCTCGACGAAACAAATTGGAATATCGTCTATGGATTGCAAACCCAATTTCTCTTTGATATACGATGTGATTTGACGCATGATACGTGTAACTTCTTTCTTAATTAACACTTGAACATGGCGCTCCAAGTCGGATTTTGTCCCTTCCATTGCTTCAAATGTCAGCTGTACTTTATTGCCCACGAAGCCTTCCGCCTTCGCATGTCTTTCTTGCTGTAGCTGGTCTCGAATGAGTTTAGATGCCACGTTATCTAATTGCGCCTGTGTGAGACGATTGTCGAAACAATCCACGGATTCGCCAAGCTTCCCTAACGTTTTGTCCACCTTTGTTAATTTGTTATTTTGATTCGCAAATTGCGTTTGTACCAATGCGACGAGTTTTTCAAGCGTTTGATCATCTGTACGTTTGATGACTAAATCCCCAGCTTCATTCAGTGTGATTGGTAATGGCGTAACGTGTTCCATGTGTGTTCCTCCCATTAGTTAATTTTCCGACCCGTCTTCGCTATCTTGAGATCATGTAAAAATTCCTGAAACGCTTCAATACGTGAATCTAGTAATTCTTTTGTTGCATCGCTTGCGGTCGCAATCGAACCACGCATAAGGGACGATACCACTGCATCTTTCAGAAATTCATCCATATAGGCAATCAAATTGTGGACATTCTTATTGGCGACATAATTCATAGAAGATTCTTCGAGTTGTATGTCATCCACATCTTTAGACAAGGCATCTGCTTTTTGTTTGTAAAAATCCACTGTATCTTTGAGTTCTGCATTTTTATCTTTTAATTCATTTATAAGGTTAATATGTTCTAGAGACTCGATTGCTACCTCTTTCACCACTTCTTTCTCGATAATCTGTGGCTCTTGTTGTTCGAATTCTTCTAGTTGTTTTCGGGTGAGTTCTTCCGATTTACGGGCTGAAAATGTTTCTTGTTCGGCACGTTTTCTTCGTTCTGTTTCTTGGTGGAGGAGCTTGTCTTTTTCTTTGAGAGCTTTCTTCACTTCTCTCAGCTCACGCACCGTCATTTCATCAACTGTCTTTTCCTCACCTGTGGAGGGAATCGTGTGTGGTTCTTCGATGAATTGTTGACAGTCTATTTCTTGAGGCATAGATATTAATTGAAATATTTTAGCTGTGCCTAAATGTGCGACTGATTGCACATTTGAAAATTGTTCATATGCTTGTATAAATTTAGGTGCTGTACTTCTACTAAATCCAATTTCATTTAGCCATTTAATCCACTCACCATGCACCAAATCATTTTCTTTCACATGTTTTAAACGCATACCAATCTCAAATATCGACTGTCCTGCGATTTGTTGATAACTTTTAATTTCTGCTGTAATTACGTTGATGTCAGTTGATAGGTTTGTAATTTCCTGCATTTCACCCCTC